TTGGATGTATCCTTCTTCAAGTTATACAGGAGTGGCAAAACAAGTTTTTCAAGAGCCTGCAATTTGCTCTTTTCGTCGCTTGATGCGCCAGTGTGTTCTTTCACTTCTATATCATCAGCAAAACTAAAGTCAAAATCAAAAACATCTTCGCCTGAAGAAAGTAATTCTTCGATCTCTTTGTTTATCTTTTCTCTATCGAATGACATTTATTTTCCTTTATGAAACTGAAACAAACTCAAAGTCTTCGTTTTGGATCGCACCAAGATTTAGTCCATTATTCAGTTTGTAAAGTGCAGAGTCTCTGCGAATCCGATAGTCTTGATTTGCATAATCTACAAAATCTGTTGTTGCAACTGCGATGACTGTATAGGTATTTTCATATTCATCAAGATTATTGAAGTTACCAGATGTTGCATCACCAATACCAATCTGCGTTCCATATTGTTTATCGTCATTATCTGCGTGTGCAATGACAGCGTAACCACCAACATCGTAAATGATACAGTTTTCTATCAGTATACCGCCAGTGGCATCAGCAGCGGTTTCACCGTTGATTCCATTTCCTCCACATCGTGTGATTGTGTTGTTGACAAATGTTCCGTTTCTTTCCGTTGTTGATTGCAGATCAATACCATCTCCGTGAATATTATCAATCACACAGTTTATGACTTGGTGAGCAACGGTATCACTTTTTGTGCCATGTCCATTACCGCTTCCTGATGTGCCTGAACCATACAATCGACAGTTGACGAGTGTAGAGTAGTGAGTTCCCCCACCGTGATGAATAACATCAAACTTTGTGCCACCTGCGACTAACTCACACATCACCATTTTTCCACCGAAATTAGATGCCACCCGTGCGTTGTTATTGCTCGCACTTGAATTATCACCAAACTTCATAAACAAACCGTAGTGAAAGTTTTGTCTTGTTTCTGAAAAAGTACCGTTGAGAACACTACCCTGATTGTATGCTGTGCTTGTGTTTTCTAAATACAAACATTTGTAAATCGTTCCGATTCCAGCAGCATCAAAAATCGTGCCGTTGTTCGTTCGGATAATCTTTGGATAGTCGGTGGTATCAAGATGTGACTGCGAATCGTCAGACCACTTTGGTTCAAGAAGATTACCGTTTGCATCTGCACCAACCCAGAAGTGTGGATTGTCCGAGTTTGGGTCGGTGGATGTCGGGACTAACTCCTCATTTACAGTGTAGGTTCCAGCAAGAAAAATCCAACGAGTGTTTTGTCGTGTTTCCCCCTCGATGTCAGTTGTCCACGAAGTTCCCGTGATTGCTGCCTTTGCGTTTGCAGCATTTGATCCGTCTTGTGAACCTGCTCCCGATGGTGAATAGTAAACGTCAATGAGTGCCATACATTATCTCCTTTCAAACGTCACGAAGGCTTGAACTGTAGTCGCTCCTGCACCGTTTGAACCTACATTGAAGAACAAGAAATCTCCTGCTGTGGCAGAGGCAAAGTCAAACGAAGTAGAACTCGCGGTGAATCCTAATGTTCCTAAAGTCGCACCGTGAATCGAGTTTGTTGTGACTGCACCAAAATCTGGTCCAGCAATCGTGAATGATCCTGTAAATCCACCTGTCGCACCAGATCTAATTTGTAGTTGTGTAAATGTCGCATTGTAAGGAACTCGGAACAAGGTATCTGTTTTACTGCCCGTAGAGATCGCACTTGAAGCACGAATACTAAATGTCGCTGTATTTTCGCCTCGATGTGCCGTGTCTTGTGTTGTACCATCACCAAAAACAAGTTCTGTTAAAGCGCCTAATGTTAATCCGCTACCAGTGACACTAACACCACCATTAAACTGAGCAGCACCCGTGACTGTAATGCCGTTGTTAAATTGTGTTTCTGTTGAGGTAAGATCGATGCCCTCTCTGCCACCAGCGGATAAAACAATATTGTCATTGTTAAATTGTATTCTTGTATTGGAATCACCTCTTCTTTGTATTTGTGATGAAACCCTAGTGGCCCCAGATATAAGATCTATGAAGCCGTTTGTTTCATCAACAAATAATAATGTGCCATTACCACCCTCTTCAATATCGCCCATTTCAACATTTGTTCCTATGAGTCTGATACCAGGATCGCTACCATTTTGAATGATCTGACCAGCCACGCTTGTTCCTAAATCTAAAGTGCCGTTGAGATCTAAGGTACCAAAAATTTTAGAACCGCCCGTAACAAAAAGACCACCACCAGCAGTAAGAGGTCCTGTTACATTAACATTGCCGTTAAACGTAGATTCACCAGTCACAATGAGAGTCTGTGGAAAGTTTACTTGACCAAACGCAGTTAAACCACCTGTGATGTTATTTGCAGATGACAAACCTGATCCATCAGCAAACTGAATACCACCCGTTGCATTGTTTGATTTAAACACACCGTCAGTATCAAAACCTCTTGGGTTGTTAACACGCTGTAGAGGATCTAAACTTGATCCATCTGCTGCAAGTTGCCCAGCAGATGTATTGTTAGTAAATACAAGTCTTCCATTTTGTAGCACCAACATGCTGCCGTTTTGGGCGCGTGTTGGGGTAAACAAAACTGTTGAGGCTGAATTTTCACCGCGGGCAAGAAGTGTTGTAAAATCGTCACTCGAAACAATAAACTGAGGACCTGCTGTTCCGTGAACTTCAAAGTTTCCTGTTCCTGGTAAACTAAAAGAGTCGCCGTGTGTAAACCCACTACCTGTGATAATTACACGACCACCAAATGTAGCACCTTCTCCTGTGACTATGCTATTGAATGCTACGTTAGGTGTTGTCTCATCGATTGAAAGTGTAACACCATCTATTCTAAGACCAGCACTTAATCCTAAGAAACCTGTGGCTCCTGTCGCACCTGTCGCACCTGTCGTACCTGTTGTGCCAGTTGCACCAGTTGTTCCTGTTGTGCCTGTGACACCTTGTGGTCCTGTATTGCCTGTGGTGCCAGTTGTACCTGTCGTACCAGTAACACCTTGTGGTCCAGTATTACCTGTTGTGCCTGTGGTGCCAGTTGTGCCTGTGACACCCTGCGGCCCCATGTTACCTGTGGTTCCAGTTGTGCCTGTAGTACCAGTCGTGCCGGTTGTGCCAGTAACACCTTGTGGCCCTGTGCTGCCTGTGGTTCCAGTCGTACCCGTTGTGCCAGTTACCCCTTGCGGCCCTGTGTTACCTGTCGTACCTGTTGTACCAGTTGTGCCAGTTGCACCAGTTGTTCCTGTTGTGCCTGTTGCCCCTGTAGTACCTGTGGTGCCAGTTGCACCAGTTGTTCCTGTTACACCAGTAGTTCCTGTTGTTCCTGTTGTGCCAGTTGTACCTGTTGTACCAGCAGCACCGACTGGACCAACACGTTCTCCGACAACCTTTAAGGTGTCTTCTCCTGAAACCTTGACAGAGTTACTAGACGATGTTGAGGTGACACGAACTTTCATTAGAACAATACCCTTTGATTACTTTCTTCATCTGCTTTTCGAAGAAATTGCTTCAACTCAGGACCACCAACAAAGTTATCTACAAGATATCTTGTGTGATTGTTTTCTTGTCCAGCGAGTCCAGCGATTACAGAACCCTTTGATATCTTATTTAGAAAAGTTACCGCAGTATTATAATTTGCCATGTCAGACGCAGCAAAACTTGTAGAAGGTCCTGTGATGCTGGCAAACTTTACTTTTGAAGAATCTAGTAGATTGTCATACGAAGCATAAAAAGCAGAGCCTTTACTTTCTAGTTGTTGAAATGCGTCTGATGATTCTCTAGTAATCAGATCAAATTGATCTTGTGCATCACCAACAATGCTGTTGAAAACAAAACTAAAGTTGTCTACGACTGGTTCATTTTTTGCTTTACTAATAGATGCTTTTGTTAGATTGTATGCTGTAGCAAGACCAATGAGTGACGAAAAATCTGGCAATGTTGAACCAGAAGGTTCATCTGTAACACCAGAAAGTCTTTGACTGTGTGGCACATATGAATTGTTGATTACTGAAATCAGACTTGAGATGTTTGTAGACAAATCAGAAATTCTGTTGTAGGTCAAATTGTTGAGAATCACACTTGTGCCAGTAATACCACCCACACCCAGAGTAAAGCCACTCAAAAAACTTGTTATGCTCGACTTGAGTGAGTTGAGAGAATTTATACAAGTCGCTCTCTTGACTGCTGTTGGATCTTGAATACCTTTACCTTCAGATACAAGATCTATGATATCAACTTGGCTCTTTGTAAGACCATCTGAGAAGACTTCAAGTGTACTGGGAAACGGCTGACTCATCCGTTGACTCTCACGTTAGATTGTGACGCCCTCGCTTTGTGACCACAGGTTGCTATGTCGCCTGCTTTGCAAATAGGCTTGTTGTTTACAAGAACATTCGAACTTGCTCTCATTTTTGGTCCAGCCTTGTGTCTTTTTTTTCCGTGGGGTGTAACAAAGTCACCGTTCAATGCTGCTGCTCGTCCACCAATAAAAACATTCGAGGATGAACCCCGAATCGAACCACCTGCTCTATCACCATCTCGTATTGCACTCGGCATGTCAGTTTAGAAGTATTGGACTTCCCCTCAGTATCAGCGAACCACTTGCACTAACAATATAGTTGCCATTTGTTCTTGTAACTTTATTACCGCCAACGATCTCTTCAACATCTCCAGAAATGTGTTGCTTGACATTACCATTGACTCTCTGCTTCACGTTTCCATTTTCAACACTAATATTTATGTCACCCTTTGTGACTTTTATTTCGATGTTGCCATCATTTACTTCAACAGCAAGGCTTTTGTTTACCAAAAGCCTTGTATTTCCTTCTGTAGTCAAGTTTGCTTCACCCCGAACAAAAACGTTTGAGTCCATCTTTTGAATTGAGTAGTTGTTACCAACAATTCTTTCGACTTTTGTGCCATCAGGATGAATTTCATCGAATGTGCCAGACTTGTGATATGTGTGTATTCTTTCTGCTTCTGGTGTGTCATCAAACTCTTGAACGTGACCAGACTCAGTTTGTTTCACATGATTCTTAGGATACTCAGCAGAGTATGGTGTTGCTGGTTCACTCCACTCTTGACCTAAAGCAGTAGGTACACCCTCTTCGACAGTATCAATCTTTTGTTGCACGATTGAGTTTTCAAGATTTTCATTTCGTGCGATTCTGTTTGTATCAGGTTCATTAAGATGTGTGTCGAGTGGATAAGTTCCTGTTGGGTCATTGAATCCTTTTTCTGGATCTTTTGTTGTTGGTATACCACCAATGCTACCAAAGATCACAGGGTATTGTTGTGTTTCTGCGTCACGAAAGAAACCTATAACGTGTGAACCAGGAACTAAACCTGTGGGTGTTGTTCCGATACCACTAACAGCAGCACTTGTGATCGGCTGAATCGGGTGCGACCAAGGCAACTGATCAGTCGGCAAAAGAACTTTATCTGATTCGTGATATCCAATAATTCTAACACGACATCGACCAAGACGAAGTGGGTCTGAAACGTCCTCTACTACTCCTTGGAACCATACAAAATTTTGTGTTGATGTGTCTACTTTCATTTTATATTTTTTCTCGCTTTACTGTATATGCTTTTAAGTTTAGATCTTGGCCTACGCTCATTAATTCTTTTTCTTTTGCCTAATGCGATAGACTTTTTTTTCATCTAAACTTACTCCTTTACGATCTCATTATTTTCAGGAAGTTTTTGACTTCTCGCATTTCTTGAAATTTCTAAAACTAATTTGTAATCATCTTTTTTGATTACATGCTTTATGTGTGATATCATGTACTTACCAGATATGCTGGTGTCAAGATAATCTTCTTTGACCCTTGACTCGTATGAAGGTATTTCGACTCGGACGATTTCGCCTATTCTTCTTCTCGAATCACCAGGAACAGTTATTTCAATAACTTGACCTTGGAGTGATTTGAGTTGTGATCTTCTTCTCAAAGGTAATTGTTGTGTCGTTGGTATGTTATTTTTTGGTTGCTTTGTCTGATCATCACCAACAGAGGTTTCTTTTTGCTTCGGCAACTCTTTTTGTTTTTGTGGGGGAGGACTAATCTCATAGGTCGTAAAGGGAAATCCTTCTATGTCTTTTTCTGTTCTAAACTCAATATTAAAACCGTTGTATTCTGTAGCATAGTCTTCAAGATCTGGTCTTATTTCTCCTCTTTCGACATACACTTGCATAGATCTCTGCGATACTGTTGGTCCAGAAGTGTCAACAAGACCTTTGATTTCATCATTGATGTTACCTGCAAACTCTGAAGATGGTGAGTTGAATGGAGAAACAATATCACTAGACATAGGAATTGAATCTGCTGATAACTGGCTAATCGATTTTTCAGGTGAAGAACCAGTTTCGCGGTAGTCTGATTCTTCATTTGTTTTTTCCGATATTGTTCCGTATAGATTATCCTCAACACCATCAAACGAGTACGATGCTCTTTGATCTAAGATTCGAATCTGTCTAGATTTTCTTGGCTGCTCTGTTGTGTCTGTATTTTGTCTGAAGTCTGAAATCAATGGAAAAGGTTCAATACTTCTTGTTTGAGAAAAGTCATCAGTGTATGAGTGATAACTTTCTTGCACCTGCTTTGATGTGATGTCGTATGATGTTGTAGTAGAATCATAACCACCATCCAAACGATTTTGAATGGAGTCGTATGTGTTAATGATTGTAAAATCTTCAATGTTGAATTGGTCGATCAACAAATCATATTTGTTTTCTGGCAAAGCCAAGGATCGATTTATTCTTCGATAGATTACAATAGGCTCTTGTTCGAACTGATCGTAGATGTTTACGAAGTTATATGAGTCTAACCTTCGGAAGAAAAGAAACCCCATCTCACTTTGATTGCTATTTGATATGGCTCTGTTTGCCATGTAATTGAATGTTTCAATTGGTGTCCATCTGTTCGTTGAGAATGTAATCTGATTGGCACTCTCAGTAACATTCATAGGTGGTGTGACTTCTGGTATCGAAAGATACTCAGAATAAAGAATTTTTGCAATTTCAGAATACTTACCACTAAAGGTTCTTGTTATTTCGATGTCGTTGTTTTTCTCAAGTTCAGGTGAGGCAAAGCAAAGAGTAAATATTTCTGTGCTGTCTCTGTCTAATCTTGAACGATCTTTTACCTTGTAGACTCGATAAATTTGCTTGACTGGTTCGGTGCAAGGAATATTAAACTCGATCAATAGACTTTCTTCGCCACCAATAATGGGAGCATTTTTTATAAGTGAAAGTGTATCGACAATGGTAACTTCACCATAGATAAAAGGTGAATATAAATCTTCATTGATTGTTAGTTCACCCATTATTTCTTTTAAATCAACAGAAAAACCATTATCGCAAATCAGCCGAACGCTGCCGATTTCGATTTCACCTGGTCTTACTAATGCATTTTTTGTTTTTGTTGTCATCTAAACAAACTATCCAAATCTTTTAGAATTGGCTCAATGAAAGAACTCTTTATCAGTTTTACCTTTCTCTTGTCTTCGTTCAGGTCTTCTTCGTGTTCACGATTTGTTCGAACATTATACGCTTCTTGAAGAGTGTTCTTTTTGTAGCCTTCTACCAAATCTAAACTTGTTCCTGCTACTGTTGTAGAACCAAAGGGATCTTGATAATTACCAGATGAGTCTACAAAGTGATGTATCGCCTCTGTGTTGTTCACAACCTTATTGACTGTCTCGCTTCTCAAGAAACCTTCGGTTGAAATAACCTCAATGACATCGTTGCCTGCAAATGACCCTGTAATTGTGTCGATCACCATTTCGTCGAAGTTTATATCCCATTCGATAATTTTTGCCTGTGCTGTCACGCCAGTTGTACTGTTGTAAGGACCTGTAACATGACTACCAACTGCGTATGTTTGTTTTGGAATATTTGTATTTACAGGAGAAACAAACAATGATTTTCCAGGATACTTCTTCGTGACCAAACTTTCAAGTTCTGTTTGATCTTTTGGCCATTCAGTATAAATGTTTTGAATGTCGTTTGCGAAAAGAACAATCCAATGCAAGTCTGGTCTACCGTAAAGTTTTTCAGCAATCGTGTCTGGACGATCACTGTCTTTCACGATGTAGTTGAAGAAGACTGTACCTTCTTGCTTGACTTGATCTGACAAGGTGAAACTTTTTACAATATCAACTGCTTGGCGATACTTCTTGTCACCAAACATGTCATAAGCAGTCTTTGGAAAGTTTTTACGAAAGTATGACATCAATAGCCCTCGTCAATGTCGCCTCTGGTGAGAAGACTGGTCTCTGAGAACGTAAGAGAAAGTTTTACGTTTGTTGGTGGCGCACCGTCTACTGTTTTACCATCAATGTCAATGAAACTTGAATCTTCAAATGTTGAGTATGTTCCACCACCAGAATAGTCAACATTGATGGCTGTGATTACACAAGGCTTTAGTTTGTTCACAAATTTGTTTTGCACACCTAACTGTGAGAAGTATGTAATCTCAAAGAGTGAAGGGTAACTCAAAAATCTCTTGCTATCATCAAGTTCAGGCATAGCATGCTTTTTGAACATCTTGATAATGTTGTATGTGTCTTTTGCTTCCTCAAAATTCTGAGGTGTAAAATTAAACTCAAAGGTAAAAGATCTCTGATTCACACCCTTGAACAAGAATGCGATATGTGGGTTTCGAACTTTTCTTGTGAGCGATTCAACTGCGGCCTGACCACCAAAGTTTACCCCAACAAGACTTCCGATTGAATCAATAACATTCGGTGCAGCCTGAATTGCGATTTGTTCACCAATAGACTTTGCAATTTTTTCTGTAGAGCCACCACCAGATGATTGAATAAGTTTGAAAACATCTTCGAGAAGTGCAACACCAACCATGTCATCACTCATCTGCCAGTCTAGACCATAAGAAACATTTACTGCTTCTGGCACATACAACGCAATACTACCTTTGAGTTTCTTTCCCTCTTCTTGAATTCTAGACGATTCTTGAGATAGGCCTTTGAAGTTTTGAAAGTTTGTCGATAGCCAAGACGAAAGATTGCGAAGAGAGCCACCGTCTGTGATGTTGTTTGCAATACCAGCAAGACCCGTATTGTTTGACGTTGAAATAGCATCTTCTGTTGAGATGCCATCTAGAATCGGTGTGTTCTCTGTTTCAGATGTTGAAACCTGCTCTGCTGACGAGAACGACTGATTCAGTGTCTCGAAGCACAAACCCTCGATCTCGAAAATATCAAAGATCATGTGGTGACCAAGACCAACATCATCAAAGCCCAACCCTCTTCGTGGGTACTCTAATTGTGTGATTGGCGAGTCTGTATTGAAACTTTCTAATACAGAACGATCTCTTTCTTCACTCATCGTTATTCCTCTGAACATACATATTTATACCATGGCATACAGAGGAATATTCAAACCAAACAACCCTGGCAAGTATAAGGGTGATGCGAGCAACATTGTTTACAGATCATTGTGGGAAAGAAAGTTTATGAAGTTGTGTGATAGCAACTCAAACATACTCGAATGGTCATCTGAAGAGGTGATAATACCATACAAATCACCCATAGACAATCGCTTTCATCGATACTTTGTTGACTTTTGGATACGACAGAAAAACAAAGACGGTAAGATCGTAGAAAAACTTATCGAAATCAAGCCAAAGAAGTATACAAAGCCACCAACAAAGCAAAAGAAGATAACAAAGAGGTATGTCTCTGAAGTTCAGACATGGGGCATAAATAATGCTAAGTGGGAGGCTGCAAAAAAGGTCTGCACTAAAAAAGGCTGGGAGTTTCTGATTCTAACAGAAGATCACATAAATGGTTGAAAAAAGAGAAAATGTAATTGGAAATATTCAAAAGGAACTTGAAGCCGAGGGGTTTACAAGCAAGACGAAGGCTCGTAAATGGATCGTAGACAAGATTCAAAGTCTGAAGAGAAAGCCCATTTCGAAAAGAGTTTTGGCTTCTCAAGTGAGAAAAGGTAAAGCATCTGCCGCACAGATTCGGGGCAAGATGTACTTCTTCAATTACGACCCCAAAACGAAAAAGAAACTTCCCTACTATGACACCTTTCCGATGGTGATCATTTTAGAAATCTACAAAGACGGTTTCTTGGGTGTCAACCTACACTACTTGCCAATCAAACTCAGAATGAATCTTCTCTCGAAGTTTATGAAACTGCTGACAAAGAATCCCCCGACAGACAAGAGTCTGGCTCGTGTGAGATACAAAACCATAATGAATTTTGCTAAATATAGAGGCGTCAAGCCATGTATTAAGCGATACTTGTCTCGTCATGTAAAGTCTCAGATCGTTGAGATTCCTGCTACAGAGTGGGAAATTGCATCAGCACTGCCGCTGGCGAGATTCAAGAAAGAAAGAGAATCTGTGGTTCACAGAGAAAGCACAAAGAATGCCTAAGTTTTTTATCAGCGATGTAATCGCAAATGTTGGCAACTTTAGTTACAGTTCAGCAAATCGATTTTCAATTGAATTCATCGGTGGTCCATTCGAGAACGGTGACTTGTTGTTCACAGCAGGTAGAAACCTTCGCTTCTACATCACATGCGAAAATGTGTCGATGCCAGGTCAAGGCATTTCGACTGCTGAAGCAAAAATACATGGCCCAATCAAGAAGATGCCATACACAAAAAACTACACAAACACATTCGAAGCCACCTTTCGTGTAGGCGAAGACATGTTTGAAAGACTCGTGTTTGAGTCATGGCACAACAACATCATAAACAAAAGATCAAACAAAGTGAAGTATTACGATGATTACACAGCGGTTGCTATCATTCGTATTTACGACCAAGAAGATCGTGAAATCTTTAACTCGGTTGTGACAGGTGTTTACCCAGAAACTATCGGCGACATTTCTCTTGATCACAGTTCGAAAGAAATGATCAGGCAATCAATCACATTTGCTTTTCACGAAACACTTGCTTTCGGTGATCCAAAGAACACCTTTGAAGTTATTCAGAACAACATCTTTAGTGGTCTGATTAACCCATCAACCATTACAAGAATTGTCGAAGACGGAAGATTGTCTTTTGGTGCTTTAGAACCAATCAAGAGTCTTTCCGCAATCTTTAATGGAAACTCACCGATTGCTTTTGAACCAGGTTCACAATCAAGAATTGATGTTGTGAGTTCACTTACAAATATACTAACAGGACAGCGAAGAGGCCGACTTGAAGAGATTGAATAAGGAGTAGAT